TGATGCTTTTATTAATGAATTGATAAATTCATCATCATCTTCGTAATCTATTCTCAAATATGCTTTGGCTTTCTTTAAATCCACCATGTTATCATCTCCCTAAAAAATCAAGAGAGGTTATTCGCCTCTCTTATTCAGTTTGTCCTTCATTTGAACCAGTATTGTCAGTAGGATTTGCTGCTGGAACTTCTGGTTCTACTACTGATGTAGTTGCAACTTCGTTAGCACTTCTAACATACACAATTGGTTGTTCAGCTGGTGCTGTTAATTTAATATTCAAGTATGATTGTGTATCTTTTGTTACAACGTCATCTCTTTGGATAGCACGAATTAATGTTAAGTTCTTAGTGAACCCTGCTTCTTTAGACACTGCTAATGCCATTTCTTCTCTATCCATGAATTTGATAGCTTCTTCTAAATTACCAATATAAACTGGTGAAGCACCTTCTTCATCTGGAATATTTGTATTTGCATAAACCTCAATATTGATTCCAGATAGCATTTTTTTGGTAGCATCTTGAGGATTTGGTTGTAAAACTGGTCTACCTGTTGCATCCACCCATTGATCCATGATGTCAAATCCGTTTTGGTTCGTAATAATAACCGCTCCTCCTAGTAATTCTGGATCAAGTTTGGTATTAATCGCTGATTTGATTTCTGCATGTGTACTAGCATTTAATTTCACACCATGTTCTTTCAAGATTGATAAAATCTTTCTATTATCAGTTACTACTGATTTTCTAGCTAACCATTTATTGATGTATTTAACTAGACCACCTTTTTCATCTGATAATAATGTATTTGAAATTGGAAGGATTCCACCTTTATCAGTGATAGCAAATTTTTGTTGCTTTAATGTTGGTGACATTAATTCTCCAATTTCTGTAGCTTCTGTAATATCAACGAATGGTTCAATTGTATCTCCATTTTCATAAACGAATGAACCACTTGTTGTACTTGTAGGTTGAACATCTACGAATTGTTTTAATGGTTTATATTGTCTTTTTAACTCATTGATTTCTGTGTAGATGTCTTGAGGAATAATTACCGCTACACTATTTTGATCCTCTCCTGGTGTAGTAGTTTCCACTAACACATCTCTTTCTTCCTTAGATAACTTTTTACCTTGTAAAAATTTAACTAATGCAGCTCTAGTTTCTGTTTTCTTTTTCATACTTCTAGTTTCTTCAACTTCTTTTACTTCAACAACTTCATTATCATCATTGATTGTATCTTCTAATTCAGCCATTTGTTCTTCTAGAATGATTTGGTCTTTGATTTCTTGAGCTTCTTGCGTAACTTTTTGACCTTCTTCTACCTTTCCTGCATCTACTAAATCTCTAGCTTCTTTCAATTTTTCTGTAAGTTTTCTTCTTAATTCAATTAATTTCTTATTCATTTTTTATTCTCCTTTTCTATATTTTTAAAATTTCAATCATGGCATTTACTTGTGCCTTTTTTAATTCATCAAGGATTCTTTCTTCCTTGGTTTTTAGGTTATAATCTGACAACGACCTTTTTCCAACTTCACTTGTCGGATAAGCCGGAAACGGTGTTGGAGATATTTCGATTAAATCAATGTCAAGTAGTGTTCTTTCGTACACATCTTCTTCTTTTAGATATTCCCATTTATCGCCATTGTCACGAATATAAAATCCAAATGAAACACCATCTACATCTCCTCTTTTTATGGATTCGTAGATATTCTTAGCTTGACTACTATTTGGCAATTCCAAATCAAAGCGAAGACCTATGTCATCTTCTACTAATTGCAATGTTCTGGATTTTGTACTTCCTAACACGATGTCTGAATTATGATTCCATAATGCTTTTATCGTATTTTCTTCTAGACTTTTAGCGAATGCTCCTTTAGCTACTCTTTCATACCATTCATCGTATAAAAGGTGACTTCTTTCATTGAATTTAACAACATAACCTTTGATCGCCATTGTATCTGGATTACTGTTATCTTCTCTGATTGACATTTCCATTGCTGGGATGTATCTAATTTCCTTGATCCTTTTGTTCATCGTTACCACCTCCTTCTCCATCTTCTTCATCTATATTTTCATTTGGATTATCTTGGTTAGTATCTTTGAGCTTGACCTTCTGTTTCTGATAGTCATTCATCAAATCTATATCAATGTAGTTTAGGGACATGTAATGCTTATCCCCATTCTTGATTTTGTCTTTATCTTCTAGTTCTCTGATTTCATTTATCGAATAAACACCAAGTTCATGCATTGTCTTGTAGTAATTTGCACGATTGGTACTATCGCCTCGTAGCAATGAATTCAAATTAAACTTGAAATAAAACTTTTTCACTTCTATTTCTTCTTCTGTAAATAATTGATATTGCAATTCCTGTTCCCAACTTATTAAAAGTGGCGACAAGGTATCTCTTACGAATTCAAGTGATTGTTGTTCTATGTTCGAGAATGTCGCTCTTTCTAAATCTGCCAGCATATGAGGCGGAACATTAAAAATTCTAGCTATTTCTGCTATTGAAAACTTCTGTGTTTCGATATACTGGGCATCACATTGCTTAATTCCTAGTGATTGGTAGTCCAAACCTGCATCGAGGATGGCAACCCTGTGGCTATTATCGAGCCCGTTGTTGAATTTCTCCCATTCTTGGCGGATTATTGCCTTAGCTTCCGGCTTCAAAGTCTGTGGAACTTTCAAAACACCGGAACTCATTGTTCCATTGGCATAAAATTTGCCAGTAAACTTTTGTCCTGCTATCTGAATTCCTATTGTTTCTCGAGCTACATCTATCGGACTCTTACCAATAATTCCATTGGTTGATAATCCTTTAATATGAAGCACACTCGAATATGGAAGGTATGCAATTTTTCCATTCATTAACGTTGTTTGAACTAAATACCTTTTTAGGTTTCCTTTTCCATCTTTTTCAATTACTACTTTCGTAGTCAAAGGATTCAGTATCCATAATGCTTTTGGATATCCTGTTTTACTCCATTCAATTTCTGCATATGCATTTCCATATAATTGTCTATGGGATTCCATTGTTTGTTTGAATTGGAATGGTGTCATATAAGGATTTGGTCTGGTTTCTATCAGTTTTGTTATCGGATGATTATGGACTCTTTTTTTCTTCCCTCTAGTTTCCTGGTATAACTGAAGTGGTAACATGGCAACGTGATTTGATAAAATTCTGACACATGCATATACTGCTGCAATGTTCATTGCTATTGATGTATCTACACTTTCTCCGGAATAGGTTTCATTGCCACCAATTAAATGTAATAACCATTTGTTAGGTGTTGTTAGATTACTAACATTGTTTTCTTCTTCACGCTTTTCTAATTTCCTAAATAACATTCAAGCCACCTCATTTCAGTATTTTTGAAAATATAAATCCAAGCCATACCATCACTAGTCCTTGAGCAAATAATCCAAGTTTAATGTCCACCATGTATGCTGCAACTACTATTGATATCAGACCTAAAAGGATCAGTATATCTTCGATATAAGTACACAAAAAAACGAACCTATCTTTAGTTCGCTCACTTACTTTTTTAATTGCCATTATTTTCCCCTTTCTAAAATCCAAATCCTTCACTCATAATGTGTTCATTTATATCAACTTCTCCAGTATCGATTCTAGCTAGTGTATGACTGATTATCATCGCTGCTGCTGGATCAATCCTGAATCTAGTTTTACTTTTATCTAGCATTTTGTTTTCATTGGCATCAGTTTTTGCTATTGCATTACTTATTGCCCAAGTCAAGACTGGATTTTTATTTGTTATAATTCTCTTTTGTAACACTAATGCTTCTACATCTTTCGTAGGTTCAGACAAAGTCAGTACGCCCTGTCTAACTTCTACCATAAGGAATCCTTCTTTTTCCATATCAGTTGCAAATTGTGTTGCATTATATGGATCGTATCCGATTTGACTTACCGGATATAAAAAATGGATATCCCTTATGTATTGTTTTATGTAATCGTAATCAACTACATCTCCTTCTGTGGCTGTTATATAGCCCTGTTTAATCCATAAACTATATGGCACTCTATCTTGCTTCTCTCGTTCTAATACTCTGTTTTTGGGCATAAAACTATGCGAAAGCATCACATATTCGCCATTATCTAATCTAAATTCTGCATTTACGCTTGTTAGGTCTATTTTGCTTGATAAATCGACTCCAATCGTGCATGGATGTCCACGAATGCTTTCAAAATCAAATTCTCGGTCGCTTTCTTTCCATTTTCTCATATCCATCCAAGCAACTTCTCCATTTACCCATTGGTTTAGGTATAATCTTCTGAATGTTGCTTCGGCTGTTGGAATTTCTTTAGCTCTTACTGCTAATTGACGCATTTCTTCAATTTTTCTAAATACACCGAGAGCAGGATTGGCAATGTACCAAGTTTTCTCATCGTATATGTCTGATTCTTCTGGTGCTTCGTATACAACTGGATAAAATGTCTTATCTTGAACTACACCTTCTATGATTTTCTTTGAGTATTCATATAATTCATGACACACTGTACCTGTTTCTACACCAGCAGTTGTTATGGATATAAAAAGCGGTTGCCTTCTTGCTCCTTGGCTGGTTTTCATTAGGTCATATAATTTACGATTCTTTGATGCGTGTATTTCATCGTATATAACTATGTGAGCATTGAAACCATCTTTTGTATTCGTATCCGCTGATATTGCTTTATAAAATGAATTGGTTTCTAGTCTTACTATCTTCTTCTGGGATTCAAGTATCTTACATTTTTTGAATAACGCTTTATTCATTCTTATCATCGCAGCTGCCGCACTAAATACTTTAGATGCCTGTTCTCTATCATTTGCACACGAATAAATTTCTGCACCATACTCATCATCCATAAACAAAAAGTACACTAACATCGCTGCAATTAATTCTGTCTTACCATTTTTTCTTGGTAGGAATATAAATGCTTCTCTATATTGTCTAGTTCCATCTGGATTCAATGTTCCAATTAATTCTTTTACTATCTTTTCCTGGAATGGCATCAAATTAAATGGTTTTCTAGCGAATTCTCCTTGTGTATGTTTTAATAGTTTAATGAATTTAACTGCTGTATTGGCTTTCTTTTCATTAAACATACTATTCGTTCTCCTTTAGTAAGTCCTCCATTTCATCATCCGCCTCATCTCCAGGCAATTGCATTCTACCTCGACTGCTTGGTGTTAATCCGAACTCAGTCATGAACTCTTTAGCAAGTTTTAGGTATCTATGAGCAATTGAGACTTGTGGAATTTGTTGAACATACCCAGATGGTGTTTTTATTATGGTACTTTGAGCTTTGTCTATTTGTTGTTCAGCTTCTTTGTATCTGCTCCAGCATTTACAATATGCTTCTAATGCGGAAGTATCATTTACTTTCAATAATCCTAAATCAGCAAGGATAGGAGCAACTCGTTCCCATTCTGCTTTTGCTATTGGATTATGTTTTATCCATTCTGGAGCTTCTAGTATTCCTCCCGGTTCTATTTTCTCAACTCTATTTTCCAATTCTATTCTTTCCGAGATGTCACGCTTTCCGGGATTTTCATTCATAACGTGAATAATTGTTGGCTTTGGTTTTGGTCCTGTAAGTGACATCTTTACCCCTCCTATTCACTTAACTCATCATATAAATCTTCTATGGCATCAATCTTATCAAGTTTTTCCCAAGGATAATTTTGACTTCTAAAATGACAACCTTGAGCTACTTCGCTGTATTTAACTACACCATCTAATAATCCAAGTTCACTTTTCATTCCTTCTGGTGTTAAATCAAATAATTGTTTTACTATGGTTTCCATTTTTTCATTTTCAATTGGATCTCCGGTTTCTACTTTTATTGAGCAAGGTTGATTTTCTCCTATGATGTATGACAATTGTATTTCACACTTATTTGTTAATTCTGATGCAACTAGATTTTTAGCAATGTATCTAGCCATATAAGCGGCTGTTCTATCTACTTTTGATGCATCTTTACCACTAAATGCTCCACCTCCATGTCTGAAGTATCCACCATAGGTATCACAAATGATTTTTCTTCCAGTTACTCCTGTGTCCGCTGCTGGACCACCTTTTACAAATCTACCTGTAGGATTAATAAGCACTTGGAAGCTTTCTTTCTTAAATCCAACGAATGTATCATCTATATCATTTTCTATAAATTCTTTGATTGCTGGATTTAAAACTTCACTTATAATTGTTCTTCTTACTATCTCATCATCTATGTCTGAATGATTCGCAGATATAACAATTTTCTTTATACTATCTGGCACATCGTTTACATACTTTATCGTTACCTGACACTTTGCATCTGGTTTTAGTATTTCAGTTCCACATTTTCTGATGTATAAATTATAATAATCCATTATCTTTGTAGCTAGTGCTATTGGTATTGGTAGGTAGTTATTTGTTTCCATAACTGCTCCACCAAACATTATTCCTTGATCACCAGCTCCACCTTTATCTACACCTA